TTTTGGATAATTGGCGAATTCTTGATTGGAAAATATGGCACGATGCTTTAGGATCTTCATCTACTCTCGATCTTGGAGATGCAGCGGATGCAAATCGCTATAATACTGCTGAAGCATCAAGTTCTGCAGGTATTATTGTGCCTTTAATTGCGGAGATCGACACAGCTGCTTTTTATAAGTATACTTCTAACGATATTGTTTCGTTAACTACAGGCGGTGCTTCGATTACTGGAACGCTTCACGTAGGTATGTGGTACGTGATTGATTAATTAACCTTGTATTAATCCCCTCCCTTTGGGGAGGGGTTCCTTAAAATGGCAACTTCTAAAGTACAAATTGCAAATTTAGGTTTAATGCATGTAGGTGGTAATTCTATAACTTCTTTGACAGAGAATACTAATGAAGCAAGAGCAATTAATCAAGTTTACGATTTAGTTCGCGATGCTGTACTTGCCGACCATCCTTGGAACTTTGCTGTTAAGCGTATTATACCTGGTCTTGACGGTACTACTCCCGTATATGGATTCTCTTATCGATTTGATTTACCAACTGATTATATTAGACTTGTTGAAATAGAAGATAATCCACCATATAAGATTAGTGGTCAATTTATCGAATGTGATTCTAGTGTAATTAAAATAAAATATATTGCGGAAAATGATATGCCTACAGAATATGATTTTCCCTTTGTAATGGCTTTTGGTCTTAGACTTGGTGCTACTATTGCAGAACGATTGACTCAAAGTTCTAAATTAGCTAAAGATCTTTTGGAGGCATATGAATTAGCAATTAGAACAGCTAAAACCGTCGATTCTCAATCTGATCAACCGGATGATTTAGAAGCGAATGAATGGCTTGATGCTAGAAACCAAGGGGTTATTGGTGGATCTGGAGATCTTTAATGGCTACTACCGCAGCGAAAAAAGCGGCTGATTCAGGAATACGAGTTGAACCTTTTCAAAGTAATTTCACCGGAGGAGAATTTAGTCCTCTTCTCCATGGTCGACCTGATATTGGAAAATATAAAGATGCTGTAGATACAATGGCTAATTTCGTTGTATTTCCTCACGGTCCAGCGGATAAACGAGCTGGCACACGCCATATTACCACTGTTAAAACTCAATCAGCAGTTACTCGCCTTATACCTTTTATCTTTAATACAGTTCAAGCATACGTTATCGAATTTGGAAACTTATATTGTCGGTTTTATAAAAATGAAGGACAAATCTTAGGTAATGGTTCCGCATACGAATTAACAACTACTTTTACTACAGCTGAATTACCCGATATAACTTACGTGCAATCAGCAGATATTCTTTATCTTTGTCATCCTAATCATCGTCCACAAGAACTTACTAGAACAGCAGATACATCGTGGACTATTACAAATTATGATTATGGAGATGGACCATATCTTGCTCCAAATACCACCTCAATTACTTTTACTCCTTCAGGCACAACTGGTAGTGTTACTATAACAGCCTCGTCAGCGGTGTTTACTTCTGCTGCCGTTGATATAGGACGCATGGTAAGAATTGAGCAATCCTCAGAATGGGGATGTGCTATAATTACGGCTTTTACTGATACAACTCATGTAACGGCTACTGTCGTAGATGACGATGATTCAGCTTTTCTAAATACTTCAGCAGTGACGACCTGGCGATTAGGCGCTTGGTATGGTACAAATAATTGGCCTTCTTCAACTCCCACTTTTTTTGAGAATCGCCTTGTATTTGGAGCAACCGTTGGTGAACCAAATGCTTTCTGGGCTTCTAGATCTTCTGATTTTAATAGCCATAAACCTACTGGACGCGATGGAGCAGTAATAGATAGTCATGGAATAAATAGAATTATTACTGATAATCAGGTTAATGCTATTCATTGGTTGACTGTTGATAACGCGTTTATGTTTGCAGGGACGTCAGATGGTCCATTTAAAATTTGGTCTGGTAGATCTGATCAAGCATTTGCTCCTGCTTCAGTTAAGGTAGATAAACAAACAGAGGATGGGGCAGGAGATGTACGTCCGCTTAAAGCAGGAGATGCCGTTCTATATGTTTCTCGATCTACTATTAAAGTAAGAGAATTACTTTTTTCATTTGAACGAGATAAGCATTTATCAGCGAATTTAGCTTTGGTCTCTGAACATTTACCTAGAACTGGAATTTCTCAAATCGAATATGTAGAAGAACCAGATGGTATAGTTTATGTTAGATTAACTAGTGGTATTCTTGTTTCATTCACATACAAAAGAGATGAGAAAGTAATTTCTTGGCAGACACAGACTCTTGGTGGTTATTTTGGTAATGCCACGATTACTGTGACTGATTATTCTAATATTGCTACAGGCGCAACACTTAAATTCACTAAATCAGACGGAACGGTTGTTATGTTTACTTGTCAGGGGCCTGGAAGTTCTTCTACACCAGAAACAAATAAATTTTTTCACAACGAATCTAACGATACGACTGCTGATAATATATTCACGGCGATCAATTTACACGCAGATTTTATAGTAGCCAATCCGTCAGCAAATGTTGTTACAGTAGAAGAAATTGGTCATAAAGCCGGATACCTTACTATTGTAAGTTCTGATACTACAAGACTTGCCATTACAAGTGAAAGTGCTGTAGTTGTTGAATCTTTAGCGGCTATTCCATCTATTGATGGAAAAAGTAATACCCTATATATGATCATCAAACGAACTATAAATAAATCTACGGTAAGATATATAGAGTTTCTTGAAGAACGATTTGAACCTTCTTCTCCTACAGATAAAGATGATGCATTTTTCGTTGATAGTGGTTCTACTTATAGTGGATCTTCCACTACTTCTATTACAGGTCTTGGGCATTTGGAAGGCGAAACTGTTCAAGTTTTTGCGGATGGAGCACAACAAACCGATAAAACGGTTTCATCAAGTGCTATAACAATAGATAAAGCTGCAACTAAAGTCCATGTTGGTTTGCAATATAAATCTATAATTACATCATTACCTGTTGAAGTCCCAACTCCTACTGGGACATCACAGGGAAAAACTAAAAGAATAAGTCAATTATTACTTCGTATGTATTTATCTCTAGGTGGGAAATATGGTCCAACAACAACCGCAGCAGATTTAGATATTATTCCTTATAGATCTGGAAGTGATCCTATGGATTCTTCTCCTCCTTTATTTACAGGAGATAAAGTTCTTAGTTTTAATGGACCCTTTACTACTCTTGGACAATATTCGATTATTCATGATGAACCAGTTCCATTTACTCTTTTGGCAATGAGTCCTAGGTTGGAATTACAGAAACGATGATACAATGTCCTTGTTGTGGTAGTTATAATTTAGAAGCTACTGTTGACAAGATTTTTTATTATGATTTTGATTTTTTAGATTGTTTAGATTGTGATTGTATGTATGTTAGAAGACAAGACACGGGAGAGTGGATTGAATCTTCTCTGATTAACACACACAACCAGATTGGAATAACGACAGGACATGCAAAAATTCGGGAAACTTGTAGTGGTGCCTTTCGAACCGTGGCATCTGAGTTGGATTGATTTTAATGAAGATGCAACAAGATCTTTAGCTGCAGTTGTACAAGATATGCCAAATCATGCAAGAGTTTTGGCTACGGCTAGTAAAGCATATACAGGTTTATATGGAGGAAAAGTAATAGCAAGTGTTGGTCTCGTTCCTTGGTGGGATGGCATGGCTGAATTATGGATGTATCTTGGTAAAGATGCATTTGTTCAAAAGAAACAAGGAATTAAGGCTTTACGTTGGTTTATGAAACATTTAACAAAGGAAATGAATCTTCATAGAATCCAAGCAGTTGTTAAAACCGACTTTGAAAAAGGTCACAGATTTGCTGAATTTTTTGGTTTTAAAAACGAGGGTAACATGTCTAAATATAGTGTTTATAAAGAAGATTTTACGCGATATGCGAAAATAATATGACTGGATTAGAAGCCCCAACTATTATAGCAATTATCGGTGCAACTGCTGCAGTTGTTGGAGCTGGAGTAGCGATTAAAGGGCAAATGGATGCGGCTAAAGCTGCTAAAAGAGCAGCCGCTGTCGATGCTGAAAATAAAAGAAATCAAGATATAGCTTCTCAACGTGCTTTTGATGCAGAATCAAAATTACGTAATAAAAGATTTATTTTAGCGGCTG